TTACTACCACAGATTTTGCAACCGCCACTGGCTTTAGGGCATTAGTAAAAGATGCAGTGAATGCGTCTTTGCAAGAGATATCACAAAAAGAATTTGAGTTTCCATTTAATCATACTACTGGCACTCTTACACTCGTAGCAGGTACATCCCAATATACTTTGGCAACAGACTTAAAAGTAGCAGATTGGGATAGTTTTAGAATAAACTACGACTCTAGTAATAACTATTCTGCTAGAGTGTTAAAGCTACTAAACTATGACTCATATAATAGAAGATATTTTGAAAGAGATTCAGAGGCAGATACTGGTGATAGAGATCAGCCTATCTATGTATACAGAACACTAGATACTAAAGCAGGATTTACCCCTATACCTGACGCAGCTTATAGTGTAAGCTACGATTACTTTGCATATGCAACAGATTTGTCTGCGTCTACAGATACAATGACTGTACCAGATGCATTTAAACACGTTGTATTAGACGGTGCGCTATATCACTGCTTTATATTTAGAGATAACTCTCAACAGGCAGGAATAGCCAAGGCAAAGTTTGACGAAGGTATAGAAAGAATGCGTACCCTTCTTATAAACAGATTTGTAGATGTAAGAGATACTCGCGTCAACCGCCTACTGAATGTTCCGCATGGTAATGCGTAATGGTGGATGCGCTAAGAGATGTAACCGTAAGTAGTAGAGGGGGTCTATATACTAATGAGGACGCACTTACATTAGCTACTACTTTCCCTGGCTCTGCATTACGAATGTTGAACATGGAAATATCTCAGTTTGGTGGATATAGAAGAATTAACGGGTATACGTCTTATGATTCTAGCTATGGAACTATTTCAGGAGTAGGACCTGTCTTAGGATTATTTATACTAGAAGATACACCATATGCCATAAGAAGAAACGATGGGGATTTTACAGGATCACTTGGGGCTAATCCTTTTACAACTAGTAGCAGTAGTGCAACAATTACTGTAGCCCATACTAGTCACGGTCTAGCGGTAAGCGACAGAGTTATATTTTCAGGATCTTCTGCTGTAAACGGCATAACGCCAAACGATGTAGAAATGACTGTTGCATCTGTTGTTGATGCTAATAGTTACACAGTTGCCTTTACATCTAACGCCAGTGGTTCAGGCAGTGGTGGGGGTAGCTCAGTAACATTTAAATACTTTGACGTATCGGCAGCAAAAACATTTACTTTAGGGTCAAACCCTTTAAGCGTTTCAAATGAGAGTGCAATAATAACTGTTGCTCACACTGCACATGGGTTATCTGTAGGTAACTTTGTTACTTTATCTGGCAGTGATGCAATAGGCGGTATTACTCCTAACTCTGTAGAGATGACAGTTGCTACAGTTCCTGATGCAAATAGTTATACCCTTACCTTTACATCCGCTGCTACTTCTACAGTTAGTGGTGGAGGTGGGTCTTCAGTAACTGCTAAGTATAGTCAGTACTATACAATATTTAAATATAATACAGGTGGATGGACAAGGGTGCATTCGTTTAGATCGTCAATAGGTGTATCTAAAGTACGTCATTCGTTTAATGATTTAGAAAGTAGTGTGAGTGTAGTTTTAACAGACGGGGTAAATTTACCCTGTAAAATTACAGGAACTACATTCAGCACACACACTGCAAACACAGACCCTAAAGACCCTGAAGGTGCAAAAGTATCTGCGTTGTTTTCTGGTAGAGTGTTCTACGCAGGGTTTCCAACAGGTGCAGGTGCAGGTGGCCCTAGCTTTGTATTATTTACAACGTCTGGTGATGATGATGACTTTACTGGATCTGCAAATGTATTGGACATGGGATTTAGTGTTGTAGGCATTGCTCCATTTAGAGATTCTCTATTTGTGTTTGGGGAAAGAGAAATTAAAAAAATAGTTGCTGATGCAACCACTACATTTGCTGTTCAAGATGTAACCACTAACGTAGGATGTATTGCCACAGATAGCATAATAGAATTGGGCGGTGATATTTTATTTCTAGCGTCAGATGGTATTCGGCCTATTCAAGGTACAGCAAGAATTGGTGACGTAGAATTACAAACTATTTCTAAACCCATACAACAACTATTACAAGGTTTGCCTAGTAGTCACAATTTAGATAACATGACTTCTGTAGTTATAAGAAACAAATCCCAGTTTAGGTACTTCTTTCCCTCTACTAGTACAGCAGCATCAGATACAGCAGGTATAATAGGGGGTTTACGTTTTGCAGATAGAAGAGTTGGTTGGGAGTTTGGTGAACTATTAGGTATACGTGCTTTTGTAGCAACTAGTGGTTTAATAAACAAAGTAGAAACAGTGTTACATGGGGATGGCAATGGTGAAATATTTAAGCAGGAGAGTGGTAGTACATTTAACACTGCTGATGTTACTGCTGTTTACGCATCGCCATTTCTATATTTCGACTCTACCGAAAGACGTAAGGTATTTCAACATATTACGTTATTCACCAGACCAGAGGGTGAATCTACAATTAACTTGGGCATAGCGTATGATTGGGATGATCCTAATACACCTGACCCAAGCACCTATTCTATAACGACAGCAGGTTCGTTGGCTAGG